CTGTGGAAGAGGTTGTTCCTGAAAAGGAAGAGCCTGTCCAAGAGGAAATTGGCCTTGAAGACGAGATCCCCGTGGAAGAGCGTAATTTAGAAGTTAAGATTTACGGTGAGGATGAGGAAAGAGTTCGTATTGGGGGTTATTTAGTGAAATGGGGTAATCCTGAGGAGACCGATTTAGTGGGGGATTACTTCACCCCGGATACAGATATTGGTATGGAAATCAAGGCCCCATTGATTTTCCAGCATGGTATGGATGCCTCCCTTAAAACGACTATTTTAGGGGAAAGGTCAAAGGCAGTCAAAGATGATATTGGGATCTGGGTAGAGCATTGGGTGAATAAGGCCAATGAGTTCTGGAAGTTTGTTGATCCCCTATTGAAGACTGGTCTTTTGTACTATTCCCCAGGAAGTGCCCCCCACCTAGTCCAGAGAGAAGAGACCGGGGAGCTAAAGATGTTCTGGGCGATTGAGGATAGTTTGACACCAACTCCCTGTCAATACCGACTACGTCCAGTAGAGCAGCTTAAAACTGCTTTTGAAGAAGCAGGACTTGAATTCAACATTCCTTCTGACGAGAAAAACAACGATGATACAGACTTAGAAGAAAAGTTGAGTAACTTTGAAACCAAATTTAATGATTTGTTAGGAGGATAATATGGCTACTTATGCAGAGTTAATGGAACAAGGAAAGACGCTTTATAGTGAAGCGAAGACACGTTTTGAGGAATTGAAGGAGGCAGATGAGCTAACGGATGAGACCCGTTCTGAGCTGAAGGCGGATATTGCTAGAGCGGAGCAGATGTTGGAGGATGCCTCAGTTTATAGAGATATTGAGCAGGGGATTAAGAATGCTGATGAGATTGGTCAGTATACCAAGACTTTTGATGACCCGTCACTTCCCCCTGGTTCTAATTTGGACTGGGTTGAGTTTTTGAAGGCGACCTTCCGAGCTGGGCATCGAAGTCCTGCTCTCCAGAAGGTTGACCCCAACTTGATTTGGTTCTCGGATAGCAAGGATGGCCAGAGCGGTCATTCGACTAAGGCGATGGCGGAGAGCACTGGTGCGAGTGGTGGCTTTTTGGTCCCCTCGGAGTTCTATAACCAGTTGCAGATGGTTCAGGGTGAATCGGCCATTGTTAGGAATCTGGCCACCAAGATTAGGATTCGACGGCGACAGGTGGACATTCCTGTTTATGACCAGACCGATACTACGGCTGGGACCCCAGCTTGGTTTGGTGGGATGCAGGCTTATTGGGCAGCGGAAGCGGCACTGAAGACCGAGACAGAGACTTCCTTCCGCAAGGTTTCTCTGGTTGCCCACAAACTGATTATGTACACGCGAGCAAGTGATGAGCTTCTGGATGATGCGGCCATTTCCCTGTCGGACTTTCTGACTGGGCCTATGGGTTTCGCCGGAGCGATTACTTGGTTTGAGGACTACTCCTTCTTGCGTGGAACTGGGACGGGTCAGCCCCAGGGGATTTTGGGTGCGGATTGTGCTGTGACTGTCAACAGGGATACGGCCAATGAGTTGAATTATGTTGACCTGATGAATATGTATATGGCAATGTTGCCTGAATCAACGGGTAACGCTGTCTGGCTGATGAACCCCATTATGTTGAGGGAATTGTCTGAGCTTCAGGACCCGAATGGAAGCTATATTTGGCAGCCAAATGCTAGGGACAATCACCCGAACACGTTGTTTGGTCGCCCAGTGATGTTCACGGAGAAGTTGCCCGCTTTGGGTACGACTGGAGATGTGGTTTTTGCTGATTTCCGATACTACTTGATTGGTGACCGGCAAGCGACTACTGTAGAGAGTACGACTTATGATCGTTGGCGATACGACCAGACCAGCTATCGTGCGGTGCATCGTGTAGATGGAGCCCCGTGGCTCTCTGCACCCCTGACTCTCGCGGACGGAAGCCACACGGTGTCTCCCTTCGTCCTACTCAGTAGTGATGTAACTTAGTCGTGATTTTTTAGGAGGAATAAAATGAGTGATTATAATGTTTTAGTTTCTGAAAAGATGTACCCGCTTGCGGGCTTGGTTCCAAATGACAGGTCAGCCGATACCTATAATACTGATTATGTCGATCTTAAAAACTATCATAGGGCTTGGGTTGCTTTGTATGTAGGGGATCTTACTACCAATAGCACAGTGGATCTGGCGCTTTGGCAAGCTACGGATACTTCGGGTTCGGATGCAAAGGTTATTCCTGATAAGGCCATTACTCAGTTGGAAGAGACTGAGGGAGATGATGATTCACTAGTTTGTATTGAACTTCAGACGGAAGAGATGGATGTGACGGGTGGTTTCCATTGTCTAAGTGCTCGATTGACTGTAGGAACGGCTAACGCCGAAACTTGTGTAATTGTCAGTGGGGTAATTCCTAGGTTTGAACCTGTTCCGACGACCAATTGGGACGAGATTGTTTCTTAGTTTAATTAGGGGGCATTAATTTGCCCCCTAAAATATAAAAAGGGAGGCCTAAAATCGCTAAGATGTGGGTGCGCTGTCTAGGAATAGTTCATGCAGAAAAGGCAGGAGCTTTAGAGACCTACTATCCTGGGGATTGGTGTGAAGTAGGTAAGTCAGATGCCAGAAGGCTTATAGCTGAAGGTAAGGCAGAAATTCCAGAATTGAATTCCCCAGATGACCAGACCATGCTAATGGAGAGCTGTGGTTTGGTTATTTGGGAACATTTAGAAAACCATGAAAGTATTACTAAAAAGTATCCCTCACTAGAATATACTCTAGCGGAGGGTAAGCCAGAGTTATATTACTACAAAAATATAATATGGGATGGTAAGTCTAATATAGACCTGAACCTTATTCCATTAGGAATTGGTCGGCTAGAAAAATGGCAGATAGCTGTCCCTGTCCTAGATATGGAGACTCTGGCTAAAGACTTAGGGACAGAGGAAGAGCGGGAAAAGACCCAAGAGGTTATATTTGATCTGCGTGTCCCTGTCTATGATACAGGGATAATTTTTGTAAGGCGTTGTGATCAAACAGAAGAGCTTTTTGACCTTTGGGACCCTTATGAGGGAAATAGAGAATTAGGGTTTATTCGTGCCTTATATAAAAGTTGTCCTGTGTTATTAACACTACCTACAAATTGGCGGAAGGATGGCTAACTGTGGTGTTGTCTATGTAGCCTTTGGGGATAATGCCCAAAGAGTTATGAAAGACAGTTTGCAAACTTTACGTAAAGTTTCTTCGTTTCCCACCTTCATTGTTGATGAAAATACTTTTACAGGAAACCCCGGCTTTGGAGCTAGGTGGGCAAAATTAAATATTGATAAGTTAGTCCCAAAAGACTGGAAGTACGTTCTTTATTTAGACGCAGATACTATGATAAGAGCTCCTATAGACAAGGGTTTTGAGATATTACAGGGTGGAAATTGGGATATGACCTTGACCATGTCCATTAATCAAGGTGGGGAGTCTTTGAGACATTTAGATGAAGAAGAGAGACTCTACACTCAAAGAGCTGTATCCGAAAGGTTTCCACTACAATTACAACTAGGTGTTTTTTACTTCAATAGGGAAACTTGTAAGGAATTTTTTGAGAATTGGCGAAAAGAATGGCAACGGTATAAGACACAGGACCAGGGAGCTTTTTTGCGGGCATTATATAAGTCTCCGATTAAACTTTGGTTGTTGGGTCGCCAATATAACACCCCTTACAGGAAAAATGCTATTGTAGAACATTTGTTCGGGAGGGCTGTAAGTGCCAAAAGTGCATATTGTATGTAGTCGCCCCAGCGCGGACCGAATTTTGCCACGTAAATCTAGATACTTAGTGGAAGAGTTAGGTTGGTTATTAAATCCTGCACCTGACCCTAAGGCAGATGTTAATTATTTCCTTTGTTATCTGGATAAATCACAAAAGTATCCTGAATTTTCTGAAACAGTTATTGGTTCCTATTTTACTCACTATGATACTGAAAGACCTGCTAAGGCCAGGTTGTGGGAAGAAGCTGTGGAACAAAGTGATTTCTGTATAACTTCAGCTAGAAGAAATTTACAGTATCTCCCAGAAGAAAAAACTTATTTTGCTCGGCCTCCTGTAGAAGTGGATAAATTCACAATAACCTCACCCCCAAAAGAGGAATTCCCTGTAGTGGGGGTTTCTGGGTATACTTATGGGGATGGGCGTAAAGGGGAGGATTTAATTCAACGTTTAGTAAGCCATCCATTGTCAAAATATTTGAGACTAACAGCTAGTGGAAGAGGTTGGCCGGGAATAAAAACTTTATCTTTTTCTTGGGGGGATCTTCCCAAGTTCTTTCAGAATTTGGACATCTTAATTGTTCCCTCCTTGAATGAGGGCGTCCCTATGACTCCCTTAGAGGCTTTGTCTTGTGGAGTTAAAGTGGTGATCCCCAGGGATGTGGGTATTATGGATGAGCTTCCAGAGGTGGACGGAATCTACCGTTTTGATAAGGGGGATTTTGAATCTATGATAGCTGCACTGAGAGAGGCTGTTTATAGCCCTCCCGTGAAAAGGGAATCTTTGAGAGAAATAATTTTAAATGACTATACTGTGGAACACTGGGCTAAAGACCATTTAAAAGCTATAGATGCTTTTTACTATTCAGTTCCAAAAAGGGGACAAGTAGTTCCTTGGGAAGGAAATAGTGGGGTT